ACTGGACGATCAACGCCACGAACGCCCCCGCCAACTGCTCCTAATCGCAACCCCCACTATGTACTGGATCTACGAGACCAAAGACGCCGCCGAGGCCGCCCTGGCCGAGATCGACGCGGAGATGGGCTTCACAAGCGACATCACCAGTACCTGGGCCACGCCTGTGCAGGTAGAAGCAGGCGATCACGAGGGCGCGTGGGCGCTGCCAGCCCCGCCCGCAGGCGACGCGCCGCCCGTGACGCTGGAGGCGCTGCCGGAGGGGGACGAGACACTCTCATAGTGACACGACCGCCATGCCCAAGATCATCAACCGCACCGAAGAGCGGGTGCACATCGACACCATTCAGCCGCACCCGGCCAACCCCAACGACGGGGACGTGGCGGCGATTGCCGAGAGCATTCGTCAAAACGGTTTCTATGGCCGCATTGTAGTGCGGGACTCCACCGGCAAGATCCTCGCCGGAGAGCACCGATGGCGAGCGGCGCAGGAGGTGGGACTGGCCGAAGTGCCCATCGAACGGGTCGAGTGTGACGACGAGACGGCGATGCGGATTCTGCTGGCCGACAACCGCACCGCGGAGAAAGCCGAGCGGGAGTCGGAGCCGCTGGCAGACCTGTTGGAGCACCTGGACACCACCGACGATGGGCTGACGGGCACGGGGTACGATGGGGGTGATCTGGAGGACCTGCTGGACGATGTGGGACGCTCGCCGATGGATAGCGAGGAGGCTGAGGAGCAGTACACGCAAAAGATTGAAACACCCGTTTATGAGCCGACGGGCGCGCGTCCCTCTATAGACGAGCTGTACGACGACAGCAAAACGAAGGATCTTCTGGAGAGGATTGACGCGGCTGATGTGTCGCCTGAGTTAAAGGCATTCCTGCGCACGGCAGCACACCGCCACACAGAGATCCGCTTCGACGCCGTCGCGGAGTTCTATGCGAACGCAACCCCGGAGGTGCAGCGCCTGTTCGAAGACTCGGCGCTTGTGATTATTGACTTCGATAAGGCGATTGAGCAGGGCTTTGTGCAAATGTCAAAAGATTATCGAGAGGCATACCTCCAAGACCACACGTAAGCAATGATCCGCAATGATTTTGCGTGTATCATCCAAACGCATAAGCGTGCAGATAATATCTTGACAGACTCGTCTTTGCGACGGGCTGGCTACACTGGTCGTATCATCTACCTTGTAGACGACCAAGACCCTCAACTTGAGCGTTATAAGCAAAAGTTTGGAGACGATGTTGTTGTCTTCAGCAAGGCAAAATATGATCACAAGATTGACCTTGCCGACAACAACAGGAAGGATCGCTCAACAATCACGTTTCCTCGGAATGCATGTTTTGATGTTGCGCGACGCCTTGGGTTGACGTACCATATGCAACTCGATGACGACTATCAATATTTCGGTTATCGCTTTGATGCCCTTGGGGAGTATATCCCCAGTGAGCCAACAGTCAACAGCCTCGATTTAATCTTTGAGGCGATGATGTCATTCATGGATGCGACGCCAACACACTGCATCGCATTGTCGCAAGGGGGCGACTTTATTGGAGGTAAAAACTCTAACACGGTCGGCCTCAGGTTAAAGAGAAAGGCGATGAACTCACAACTTGTTCGCACAGACCGTCGTTTTTGGTTTCGCGGGCGGATGAATGAAGACGTCAACACGTACGTGAGTCTTGGTCGGATCGGCCTTCTGTTCTTCACTTTTGTCCCATGCTCTTTAAACCAAAGAGCGACGCAGTCGCAAGGTGGTGGCCTTACAGATATGTACCTTAACTATGGTACATATCGCAAATCCTTTACAAGCGTCATGTATTCACCATCTTGCGTTAAAGTGAGTATGATGGGCGACAAACACCAACGGCTACACCATAGAATATCATGGGATAAAGCCGTCCCGAAGATCCTCCCGGAGCGCTTCCGAAAAGCATAACCTGTCGTACTGTCACGCTACGCGTACGCGCGCAATGAGTAAACAGCACTACACCGCCGGAGAAGTCATTGACGCCCTGGAAGCCGCAGGGGGCGTCGTACGTGGCGCCGCTCGCCGACTGGGCTGCTCTGCCAAAACGATCTATCGCTACGCTGATCGCTACGTGACCGTAAAGGAGGCGATACAGGCAGCGCGGGCCAACACGTACGCCGAAGCTCAAGCGTACCTGCTGAAGATGATGCGCGATCCCGGCAACAAGGATCACAAATGGGCGCTTGAGCAGGTGCTGAAGACCTACGGCGACAAGATCAGCGACGGCCTGGAATGGAGCGACAAGAAGCGGCTGGAGCACAGCGGGCCGGGCGGCGAGGAGATCGTGGTCAACCTCATTCCAGACAACGAGGACGATGGCCGAGATTAAGGCACGCCCCACGCTAAAACAGAACGCATTTCTGGAGGCTTCGCACCGCTTCCGCCTCTTCACCGGCGGCGTTGGCTCGGGGAAGACCTTCGCCGGTGCCCTTGCAACGCTTCGGATGCCCGCCGGAAGCCGGGGGATGGTCGTTGCCCCTACCTACCCAATGCTTAAAGACGCGAGCCTTAAGGTCTGGCGCGAGATGGGCGACGCCGTGACTGTGAACCTCAACCGCTCGGAGATGACGGCGCGGCTCATCGACGGCACAGAGGTTCTGTTCCGCAGTGCAGACAAGCCGGACCGTTTGCGCGGCGCCAACCTCGGCTGGGTTTGGATCGACGAGGGCGCGTACTGCAAGAAAGAGACGTGGGACGTGCTCCTGGGGCGCGTTCGCCTCAAGCCCGGTCGCGTGTGGGTCACAACGACGCCGCGCGGGGAAAATTGGCTCTACGACGTGTTCGGCCCTGACAACCGCACGGAGGATCACTACCTCGTACGTGCCGCAACGACGGAGAACCCGTACTTGCCTCAGCACTACATCGACAGCCTGCGGCAGCGCTATACGGAGCAGCAGCGCCTCCAAGAGATGGAGGGCGAGTTCGTCACGCTGCAAGGTGCGATCTTCCGTGCCTCCTGGATCGATGAAGGCCGTGTGCCAGAGGCACCGGAATCGTTGGCCAGAGTCGTGATCGGCGTGGACCCGGCAGGCACGCATCGCCCGGATTCTGACGAGACGGGGATCGTCGTCTGTGCCAAAGCCCGTGACGGCGCCGCCTACGTTCTCGAAGATGCCTCTGGGCGCTACAGCCCACCGGAATGGGCACGTGCTGTGCGCCGCCTGCGGGATACCTACAGCGCGGACAAGGTCGTTGCCGAACGCAACTACGGCGGGGACATGGTGGAGTCGACGCTGCAAGCCTACGGTGGGGAGATGGGCGTCGAGACTGTCAGCGCGACGCGGGGCAAAGTGATCCGCGCCGAGCCGCTGGCCGCTCCGTATGAACGAGGGGACGTGCATCACGTTGGTGTCTATGCTGATCTCGAACGGCAGATGACGACGTACGACCCGCAAGACCGCAGCGCCGCCTCACCTGATCGCATGGACGCCCTCGTCTGGGCGCTGACCGAGCTGATGATTGACACCCCGCGCCCGAGCCTCACATTTGCCTAATGATCCACATGACACACATCCTTGTTTGGCTTTTGCTTTACCCACTCGTGGCCGCCGCCGACGTGGCCGCTCGCGTCCACATGGTGGAGACCAACGTCGGACGACTGGATCAGGGGCACGTTGCTGTCTATTGCACTGGCACGCTCATTTTGCTGACCCTCCATTATGTTTGACTGGGATGCACGTGCGGACGTGGTGCCGACCACAACCGTCGCAACCGGGCAGAGCTTCGGAATCTTCGACCGCGGACGACCGACGCAGAGAAGTGCCCGCGAGAGCCTGCGCGGGACCTTTGAGGCCTGTCTGCGCACCCGCGCGCAACTTTTTGCGCAGGTCGCTACGCCGGATCTGGAGGGCTCTGGCTTTGTGGCGGAGCGCATGGTCGGTGATACGTACGAGCAGGTTGAGGAGGCGCATCCGTGGGCGCAGCTTCTACGCAAGCCGTCCAGCTACCGGACCGCCTACGACGTTTGGTACTGGCTGCTCCTCGCTCGCGACCTGATGGGGAACGCGCATGCGCTTTTTGAGGGCGTGCCTCTGGAGCCTCGTCTCCAGGAGGTCTATCCGTCGTGGGGGCGGCTGCAACCTAAGCCCGAAAGTGACGGCGGCATCGGGGGCTATGTCTTTCACCGTGCCGACGGCGTGGACCTCGAAATCCCCGCCGAAGAGGTGATGGAGCTGCGGCGCATCGACCCATCCACGCCCTACGAGTCGCAAGGGCTGATCGAGACGCTGGCGGAGTATATCAGCGCCGACCTGGATGCACAACAGTACCTGGCGCAGTCGTTTGGGGAGGGGCGCCCGCCACTCTTCCAAATCACGACGGATGAAGAGATCGATCCCGAGACGGCGAAGCGGTTTGGGGACACCTTCCGGCGCAGGTTCATGGAGGGGAACGAGGTGGCGGTGATGGGCCACGGCATGGAGGCGGACTCTTTGAGCATCGATCCTGAATCGTTTCAGATGCTGGAGGCGCAGGGATTGACGCACAAGGTCATTTACCGCGTCACCGGAATCCCGGAAGCGTATTTCGACAGTGAGAACGCGAACCGCAGCAACAGCGAGTCTGCCGAGCGCAAGATCCGCCGGGACACCGTCCAGCCGTTGTTGAACCAGGCCGCCCAGCAGCTTACCCTCAGCTTCCAGCGAGCCTTTGAGTCCGAACCGGGGGCACTGCGCATCCGTCCGCCTCGCGCCCTGCAACCGACGCCATCGCAGCGAGAGGCCATTAACGAAAAGCGCATCGCAAGGGGCGTGCCGCCTGCGGCCATCATGGAGGAGGAGGGCGAAGAAGTGCCGGATGAGTACAGCGAGTCCCTTTCACGCCCGCTGGTCTCGGGCAACCTAACCCCATTAGGGTCTTTTCTGTAGCCCCGGCGGGGTCTGCGCCCGACCGGGGCTACACACGCAAGGTCCTTCGCGCTGCCGGCCACGCTCGGAGCATGGGGGAGATGACCGAAGAGATGCTCGATGCGGAGTGGCGCGCGATCGACGAAGAGAAG